TGTATTAGCGGTTGTTAATCCAGTGCTTGTTAAACTTCCTGAACTAATTGAACCAGTATTCGTAATTCCATTAGTTGTACTTGTAGAATTTACTTGTAATGTATTAGCGGTTGTTAATCCAGTACTTGTTAAACTTCCTGAACTAATTGAACCAGTATTCGTAATTCCATTAGTTGTACTTGTAGAATTTACTTGTAATGTATTAGCGGTTGTTAATCCAGTACTTGTTAATGTTGTGCTATTTATACTTCCAGTATTCGTAATTCCGTGTGTAGTAGTAGTTGATGTTACGGATAAAGTATTTGTGGTTGTTAGATTAACGCAATTAATATTTTGAGGTTGTAAAAAATTACATATAACATCACTTAAACTACTTTGATTTGGTGATACAACGAGAGAAGTTGCCGTTAAACTTGTTGTTGATGTTGAACCCAAAGAAGAACTTCCTAAAACGATAACATTAGTTAATGTATTATTTCCTTGAGCTATTGGATATTGTAAAAAGTGGGCGTTAGCATAGTCTAAACTAATTCCTGATGATGATGAAATCCATTCACTTAATATAAAAACATTAATTCTTTCAGTTGGTGGTTGAGATACGCTCATATTATTATATATACTATCTTTAAAAAAGGTAGTGCCAAAACTTAAACTTATATATAGTTTTTTTGCTATACTTTTTCTAAAAGTATAATATATTATGCCCCCAAAACGAAAAATTAAGAAGGAAGCTGAATTAATAAACTTCTATGAGAGAATGCCCGAAAGATTTTTAACTAAAAGTCATAATCCTTATTATGAAGTTCATAAAATAAAACTTCCTTTTAGAATGATTATTGTAGGTTCTAGTGGTAGTGGAAAAACTATGACTTTATTAAATATCATATACAATATGCCTGAAACCTTTGAAGGTATTTATATAATTACAAAAAATAAAGACGAACCTTTATATAATTATATAGAAGATAAACTCGGTAAAGAAGGGTTAAAAGTTATGGAAATTGATAAGGACGGATTGCCTGAATTAGATAAATTTGATAAAACCCAACAAACCTTAATTATATTTGATGATTTAGTGAATGAAAAAAACCAAAAACCTATGGAACAATATTTTATTAGAGCGCGAAAACTAAATTGTAGTATGATTTATATTAGTCAATCTTATTATGCAGTGCCTAAGATGATTAGAAATAATATTAATTATTTAATTATAAAACAAGTATCAAGTATGAAAAATCTAACTATGATTAGCAGAGAATATGATTTAGGTATGACTAAGGATACATTAATTGATATATATAAGGATGCGACCCAAAAGAAAACTGATTTTTTGATGATTGATATTGATGCTGACCCAAAAGAAAAGTTTAGAAAGAATTTTAATGATATTTATGATGTTGAGGGTGAGTTTGATTAACTTTTTTCTCTCAATTATGTATTTTTTATTTACTAAATTGAGAGAAAAATATAAGAAAATTCTAAGAAATTCATAATATTTTTATCTAAAATAATATTATAGAATGAGTGGAACGGGTAGTCTATTGATTAGAAATTTAAGAAAACCAACTGATTATGAAAGAGCGGTTCAAACCCAAGATGAGTTATTAAGAATAGCTATTGCTAATGATGCGAATATAGCATCCGCAAGAAAGGCAGTAAATAATGGTGAAGTTCAACTTCCAACTCAACAACAACTAAAGTCAAGTTCTGAATTACAAAACGATATAGCATTACAAGAAAACGAAGCAAGAAATAATTTAGGACAATTATTTAATTATAGGGATACAACAAAAATTATTAGTGAATTAAGCAGTGATGAAATTTTTGTATTAAACCAAGCGTTTCCTGATATTGAGAGAACACTTAAAAAGAAATTTAATTTAGCATTGCTCTCTCCCCAATTTTTTATAGATTTTTTAAGACGATATATTGATGAGTTAGATACAACAAAAGGATTAAAAACTTCTAATAATTTACTTCAAAGAAAGTTTGATGTTTTAACTGACAACCTTATTGATTTAAAACAAACCATCCCAACTAAAGATATATTTACAAAAATTAAAAAATCATTAGAAAAATTACACTCAAAAGTTAGTCCATCAACTTTAAATCCACTAATAGAAAAAGTAAAAGAAATCGAAAAAGTTATACCTACAAAAACTGAATTAGATAATATTGATTATCTAAGAGAAACTGATAAACAAGAAATTATAGCAAATTTACAAGAAGCAACAAATAATCTTCCAACTAAAACCGCTTTTGAAAATTTTTTAGCTAATTATGATAATCAAAAGATTACATTAAGAGATTATATAGAACAAATAGCTATTTATATTGATGGTTTAAGAGCAGACCAAGTAAGGGATTTAAGCACTATAAGAGATAATATAAGAGATGATATTGAAGGTTTAAAACAAAATATTAGAGAAGGAACTATACCAAAGAAACAAAATATAGGAAGACCAAAAAAACCACCTGCGGTTGAAGGAGAACTTTATGAAGGACCAACATATGGACCTGAATGGGAAGCGTATTTACAACGAAAAAAGAATGAAGATTTAAGTTCAGTTTCAACACCTGCTACCGTAAATCTATATGAAGCAAAGAAAGCAGGTAGAGGTATTAAAACCCGTAAGATTGGTAAAGGTATTGAGTATGAACCTGAACCAACTTATAAAGAATTTGGTAAGTATGTAATTCATATGCCTAATCTAAAAGAAAAAGATATATTGAATGTTAAATTTAAAAGTTTAGGAAGAATTCCAAAATATAAACCAATATCTATAAGTGAGGTATTAAAAGAAGTAATATTAGATTTAGTTGATACAGGTAAAGTTAATCATAGAATATATAGTCAAGTCCCAATGGAAGAAAAGAAATTATTTGAAAATATCTCTCACGGGGCAGGTATTTTACATAAGTTAGGAATAGATAAAGTTGTTAGTCCTCAAGAAAAGCACGATGTAGAAAGATTTAATATTTTAAGAGGAGAACTAATGGCTGGTAATAATAGTATCGCATTAGAAAAAGAATTAAGAAAATTAGTTGTAAAATTTATGAATGATGGCAGAATTTCACGCAGTGATGGTTTAAATTTACTAATGGAATTATCGGTATAACTATTGGGGGTCCCCCCCAGTAAAACCCCCAGCTTCGCTCTTATTTTGCTATACTTTTTCTAAAAGTATATTTTGGCTCCACCTTTCCTAAAGGTGGATTTTTAACAGAATATAAATTATGGTTCTTAATTTTACGAATTTGATAAGGCATAATATATTTAATTTAGATAATTATATTGGGGCTCTGCCCCAGTAAAACCCCGTAACTTTGTTCTATTTAGAATATTTAATTTAAATAAAGTATTTTTGCTATACTTTTTATAAAAGTATATAGTATATAATATATAATGAGAACTCTTATTTTAAATAATACTAATGTTGTCCCTAATACAAATAATTCAGTTTTTAGATATAATTTTCCAGCAGGTAATGTATCTTTTAAAAAAGGTCAAAAATTAGCACTTTCATCTATCTCTATGTATTACTCAACATTCAATATTACATCAGCACAAAATAATAATAAATTTAATTATATTTGGGTTGATAATACATTAGTTTCTATTACTATCCCAGATGGATTTTATGATATAACTTCTTTGAATGCTTATTTAAAATTTTGTATGGCTCAACAAGGTCATTATTTAACTGATGCTAATGGTAATTATGTTTATTTTCTTTCCTTTGTAGTTAATGCCTCAACTTATCAAATTACAATTAATTCTTATCCTTTAAGTTTAGCACTTTATCCCGACGCCAGTTATAATTATGGGTCAGCAACAACAGGCACAATTAATAATATGACACCAACTACTTTCGTCCAATGGTCTAAACCTCAATCGCAGGCAATATGTCCTATCATTCAAATATTAAATAATAATTTTACAAAAATTATAGGATTTCAAGCAGGTTATTTTCCGCAAGGACAAACTGGTTTTGCCAGCACTCCTCCAACAGTTAGTTTAGCGCAAGCAACTATTACTCCATCAGCAAATCTTACTTTTGCCGTTACTTCATCATCAGGAACAACACTAACTACTACAGGTTCTCCATCATTAGTTGTAGGAATGGTAATTCAAACTATAGGTTCATTATTATTTCAACAGGGAACTATTATTGTATCAGGTTCAGTTAATACTTGGGTTGTAAATAAAGCACCAATTACTACAATTATTTCTACTACTCCTTGTATTGGATATTCAACTGCAGATACTCAATCACCAACATATACATCAGTTCAAACATTAAGCAGTTCATCAACACCTCAGGTTTCACCACTTTCTTCTTATGTAATAACTTGCGATTTATTGAATAATAATTATGCTATTCCTAATACTTTACTTTATTCTTTTGCTCCTATTGGTTCAATTGGAAGTCAATTTACAGTTGCTCCTAATCAATTATCTTTTATTGATATTCAAGACGGACAATATACAAGTTTTCAAGTTCAATTTTTAGACCAAAATTTATATCCAGTTGCTTTACAAGATAATAATTTAGTAATACTTTTAGTAATAACTGACCCTACAGGTGATAATACATCCACCTTTTAGCAGGGTCGTGACCCCGCACCCCAAAACTTCGTTCTTTTTGGCTCCACCTTTCCCAAAGGTGGATATTTTTTTAAAAGTATATATATATATATGTATATTCATAAGTTAGGAAAATCTTTGAATGGAGGAAGAATGAGTAAAGGACATTCTAAGCAACATACTATAGCAAAAAATCATAAGCGTCTTTTAGGAAGTGGTTTATCAAGTGCTATTTATGATAATAATAAAATTACTCGTAAAAGTGATTTATTAAAGAATTTAAAAATTACTACTCCAAGAATACCAAAAAAATATATATCTTTTGATTTATAGGGGACAAGTCCCCCTATGACCCCCTAACTTTGTTCTTTTTGGATTAATTAATTTAGCATAATTCAATATTTTTTTTATCTTATTGAATTATATAATATGGACCAACTAGTGTTTGAAGAAAGCATCAATAGTGAAATTACGCAAAGTGAATTTGTTGATAAACAATGGCTTTATGTTAATGATAATAATAACTCTAACTATACCGGACAAATTGTAATTGATACAACCAGTCTTTCTAATTGCGGTTCTTATATTAATTGGAGTGAAGCATTCTTGGCAATCCCTTTGGTTCTACAGGTTGAGGGAAGTTCTACCGCTATTACAGCATCAAATTCTTTGGATTATCTTGTTGGAATGAAAAACGGATTTTGGCAAATACTCCACTCTTTATCGTGCGAATTTAATAATGGTTCTATTATTCAACAAACTCCTTTTTTAAATATTTTTGCTTCTTTTAAAAACTTAACAAGTTGGTCTAATGATGATATTAAGCAATTTGGTTCTACCTGCGGTTTTGCCCCCGATAGTAGTAGAAGTTGGTTATTTAACAATAATACTACGGCTAACTCTTTGCTTAACTTTATGAATACATCAGGTCAAGGATTTTGTAATAACAGAAACGCACCATATGTTTCTCTTCAAGCATACGGAGTATGGAGTGGATATTTAGTTGCTGGTTCGGGAGTAACAGCAGTAACAGCCCTCGGGACAACCGCAGGTGTTCTACAAGTAGGTATGTTTTTACAAGGAGCAGGTATTACAGCAGGGACTTATGTTAGTGCTATTGTTTATGCTTCCGGTGTTCCATCAACTGCTACTCTTTCTGCAGTAACAACGGCTGCCCTAACTAATACTATTCCAATTTCAGGTAATATGCCTCAAATCCCAATTAACGCAGCAACCGTAGCGGGGACAGATACGGATAATATTAGGTCAGTTTATAACGCAGGGTTCGCTCAACGCCAAGCGTGGTTAAATTATTCTTTGAGTAATTTGGGTTCAGGAGTTACGCCATCACTAACTAATTCTCTAACTTCTAATCAATCTTCTCTATTAGCAGGAGGGTCATCAACAGCTACTACTTCCGTATCTACTAATTCAGGTTATAATCAAATTTTTCAGTCTTATATTCAAAAGGCATCAACTACTCGTTCTATTGTTTTTGATGCGGTTGTTCGCCTTAAGGATATTGCTGATTTTTTCCAAAAGTGTCCTTTGCTTAGAGGTTCAACTATGAGACTATATCTTAATACTAATCAAGTATATTTTACAGTAGGGGTTTGTGCCGGTGTTATTGCTGGTTCAGTTTCTACAACCGCCGGTTCAGCAGGTTCTCAAATAGCTCAAACGAATACAGGTTGTATTGCTTTAACTTCTGCCCCAGTTCTTCTTGGTGGTGGTGGAACTAATCCAGTAATGGTCGCAAGTATGGATATAGGGCAAGGTGCTTATAATTTAGTCCCATTAGCTAATACTCTTCCATCAGCGCCAGAGAGTGTCAAAGTTGGTCTATCAATTGTTAAAACTCAATTTACATCAGGTCAATTTACATCAACCGTTACAGCACCAATTACATCAGTTCGTCTTTATGCCCCAGCATATACTATGTCTCCTATCGCAGAACAAAGATATTTATCACTTTCTCCAACAAAAAAAATTATTTATAATGATATTTTTCAATACTCTTTTCCAGGTATTGCGTCAGGAAATACTTTCTCCTTTTTGGTTACTAATGGTATTCCTAATCTTCGTTCAGTTTTGGTTGTCCCACTACTTCCAAAAGCATCAAACGGAACATCATCAACTTATGCTACATCAACCGCTTTGGCCGGAACAACAACCTCATCCCTATTGTCGCCTTTCTCTACTACTGGTGGTTCGCCAGACCCTATCAGTCTTACAAATTTTCAAGTTCAAATTTCAGGAAAGAATTTGTTTATCAATAACTTACAATATGATTTTGAAGATTTTATGGAACAACTATCGTGTAGTAATCAACTCAACGGAAATCTTACAACCTCTCTATCATCTGGTCTTATTGGTTATGAAGACTTTGAAGGATTGTATAGATATTATTATGGAAATTGTAATAGAAGCATACCAAGTGAAGATGGTGTCGCAAAATCAGTCCAAGTTTCGGGAATTAATAATTCTCCCGTTGTATGTGATTTGTATGTGTTTTTAGAATTTGAACGAGCTATTACGGTTGATGTTCGTTCAGGAAGTCGTCTCGCATAATCGCAGGGTCGTGACCCCGCACTTTCTAAAAGTATAATTGGGATTTAGAAAAATATTTTTTTAAAAGTATATAATATATAATGAAATTTAGTAATATAGCAGAAAGTGCTTTACCAATTGCTATGAAATTGCTTCCTTTAATGTTAGGGGCAGGTGCTATCAAAAAGCTTAAAGAATGTGGAATGGTACATATTAATCCTAAGATGGTTTGCGATGATGCTTCCCATACTTTAAAGATGAACCCTCATACAGCAAAAAGAGTTATGAAATCATTATCTATGGGAAAAGGTGTAAAAGTAAGTCTTAAACCTAATGAAGATGTTGTTGATAATATGACTGGTGGTTCTATTTTAGGGGATTTAGCAAAAATAGCTTTAAAAGAAATTGCCCCTCATATTGTAGATTATGGTTCTAACTTTATTAAGAAAAAAATTAGTGGTTCAGGAACTATGGTTTCAGTTTCAAATAATAGAGTTATTAAAAGTAAATTATCAAACTTAGACCCTCTTATATTTGATATTCAAACAGAAGGTGGTGGAATATATCCAGCAGGTAATGGTGGAGGAATATATCCTGCGGGACATATGAGCGGTGGTGGAATGATACAATTAGGAAGTCCTTATCTTGCTTCTAATAGTCCAGCTATGAACCCTTTAAGAAATATACCTACTGGTTATTCGGGAACAGTTAAAATACATTAAAAAGGTGAATTAGATATTGCGGTATTTTAGCAATAATTATCTCTCATCAATAATTAAAAAAGAATGAGTGCCTATAAAAATATTACAATTAATAAAGATTATATTATGATGGGACGAATTAATGAAAAACATTATGAACCTGAAATTATTGAAAGATTTGGTGAAGGATTAATTAGAAGTGGTGAAAATTTAGCAAATAATAGAATTGAATTTAATGCTTATGATTGGATTAATAACAAATTAAGAATTGAATTAAAAACCCGTAATCATACTTGCGGAACTTATAAGGATACAATGATAAGTTATAATAAGGTTGTAAAGTGGGAAAAAGATAAAACCAAACAATATTTCTTTGTATTTGGATTTATTGATGGACTTTATGAATGGGAATTGAACCAGAAAAATTACGATGAAATAGGTGGTTATGATGCCGTTAGACCTGCTTTTGAAAAATATAAAAAAGGCGCTGATTATTCAACCTTTGACCCCAAACGATTAAATCTATATATACCTATTAATAAATTAATAAAAATAAGTGATAAACCGTGTTTAATACCTGAGGGATTGAGAGAAAAAAGTATTATAAATACCAATTTAATTAGGGGGAATTGTTATATTACAATTAATAAAAAAAAATAACTTAAAGATATTAGAATATCTAATATAACAATAAAAAAGAATGGATAAAATAATATTAGTTGATGATGTTAAGCATCTTACCTTTGCTTATTACTCTTGTGCCAATGTTGTTGAAAAAAGATTTGAATGTAATAATATTAATAATTTAATATGGTGTAAGCCAAATAAATTTGGAACAAATTATAAATATTGTTCTAATTGTTACGAACAATGGGACGATTATGTTAATAAAGTTGGAAAAAAGAATGCTAGAACAAACGGACAACTTCCACTTGGAAATTGTTTGATTAAAATTAAAAAAAGAGAATGATGTTTAGGGGTTTTGGTTATACCTTTTCTAAAGGTATAGTATGATTAGTAATTTTGATATTGAAGATATATGTAATCATCTTAAACTTCCATTAATTGGAGTATTTAGTAAAGATTTATTACCTAAACGATGTAGTGTTGGAAGTTATTATGTAAATATGGAAAACCATAATGACGGCGATGGAACTCATTGGGTTTTTATTAGAATATTTGATTGTGGTCGTGCTATTTATATGGATAGTTTTGGAATATATGCTCCCGAAGATATAAGACAATTTTTAAAACCAGTTTCTCCTTTTGCTTATAATACAAGACAAATACAAAATATTAAGAGTGAAAATTGTGGTAGATTTTGTATTCTTTGTGATTATTTTTTTCAATATCAATTAAGAAATAAATCAAATACTTATATATTTGAAGAATTTTATGACTGGTTAAATAGTTGGAGTGAAAATAGTAAAATTAATGATAAGATATGTTTAGAAAGATTTAATAAGTTGGCGGAAAATACTTAAAAATATAATATTTAAATATATAAACAGTATGGAAGAACAAAAAGAAAATATCTCTCTTATTATTGATGAAATTATAGAAGATAAACCAAAGCATTATAACGAAAAAACTAAAAATTCTATTATGAAATATCGTGTCAAAAATATTGAAAAGTATAATGAATTTCAACGCAATTATTATCATAATAAGAAAGATGACCCCGAATGGTTTAGCAGATTTAAAGAACGATGTAAAGAACATAATCGTAAATATCGTGAAAAAAAGAAACAAGAAACACCACCTAAACCTAGGGGACGACCTAGAAAAGTATAATACTATATTTTGTTTTTTAGCAAAAAAATAAAATATCTAATTAATTAATAAAAAAATTGATTTAAAAATAAAATATCTAATATTATATTAATAAAAGAAAAAGATGTCAATCAATCAACAAACTAAATCACGATTAGAATTTTATGGCTTTAACTCTAAAAAACCTGACTGGTTGGCAGTTAATCAAAAATTAAATTTAAGAAATATAAGTTATACAAGTAGAATAGATGGACGCCAAGTAAATATTAATAGTAATACTAATAAAAATTCTTTAATATGGAAGGATTTTGTTGTTTATACCAAGAACGCACTAAAACGAAAATATGATACAGATAATGAATTAGTTGTTGTTAATTGGAGTGCTAATTTTCAAAAGAAGTGGAATGGAAAAAATCATAAGTGGCAATCTACTACTACAAGTGGTTTATCTACTGGAAAAAGATATGAAATTAATGATATTGTTAATAAAGATTATGAAAATAGAATTGAAAATATTTCTAATGATAGTCCTTATGAAACCAAGAATTGGCAACAACCTACTATTAGTGATATTAAAACAGTCCCTATTACAGGTGGCAAATTAGTAGCAAAAGGAATTAGAGTAGCAAAGATGAGAAGAGTTGGTGCTATGAAATTATCATTAGATTTTATAGGTGATGATAGTTGGGACAGAAAACAAGATACTTGTGTATTTGATTATATTATTCATAAATACGCTGGAAGAGATAGAATTAAAAAATTTCTACCTAAAAATAATATTCAAAAGTGTTATGATAATTTAACAAATTTATTTATGGGTGATGATATTGAAGATAAAGACCCTATTAATGATGGGGTTGATATTCAACAATTAGAAAAATTTTGCAGAGAATATGATATTTCTATGATTTCATTAGATAAGAATGAAAATTTTATTTCATACATTAAATCTAATAATAAACATCATCCATCACTAATATTTATTATTTGTAATAATCACTTTTATCCTATTGAAACGGTTGATAAAAGAATGTCTCTATCTGCTAAAAATACTATTAATAATAGTGATAAAATTATTACTTGTGTCTGGAAGAGTGATGATGTTATGAAATTTGAAAAAACAATTAAAGTATATGATAATATTGTTTATCCACTTGATGATGAATTAAAAGGAAATAATTGGGCTTTTAAAAAGATTTGTGAATTAGGTGTTATGCCTATGCCAAAATCTTTAAGGGTTGATGAAAATAATATTACCAGTTTTGTTATTAATAATACTCTTTATTTAACTCAACCCCCTAATAAATTTGTTGTTGATTATATAATTAATAGTGGAATACCTTATTCAGGACAATCTGCTAATTCAATCTTAATAGAAATTTGGGATGAATTCAATAATGGAATTAAAACTGGTGAAAACTATGATGATGTTATAACAAAACCAGAAAGTATAAAATCTATTTTAAATCCTATTGTATATCAATCATTAGAAACTGCTGGTGTTAAATATAGAACTCATTATGGAGCAACAAAAGATTTAAGTTATTATTTAGAGGAAACTAATGGAATAACTCTTATTGATGATATGATTAATAAGGGTGAAGCTATTATGGTTGATATTAGTAAGTGTTATTCTGCGTGTTTAAAAAATCCTTATGATAATTGGATTAAATATTCTATTGAGGACAAGTGGGAAAATTATGATGGTGAATTGAAAACCGGACTTTACTATGTTGAAACTGATGATTTAACAATATTACATCAAACAAATATTTATTCTAATAAGATTATTGAATTAGCATTACAACATAATATATCTTTAACAATTAAAAAACAATTAATTCACGAGATTAGATATGAAGGTGAGAAACCTATTAGTAAAGAATATTTCCTTCCTTTATTGGATATGATTAAAGAAAAAACAAAAGGACACGGTGATATGACTAAAATATTAAATAATTTAATTACTGGATATTTAGGTAAAACAACAAACACGAATTATAGTGCCGAATTAGATGAGGATATTGATGCGGTATGGCGACACTTTGTAGCGTGTGAAAAACCTGACAATGAGGATGATTTTGTCAAATATTTCTTTAATAAAAGTTTTGAAGATAGTGGTTATAATAGATTTCATAAAGATAATTTAGTTTTTAATTCATACGAAACTGATGATAGAAATCTTTATCTTTATGGTTATGAAATTAGAAGTGCCTTAAACGAACATACACTTCCTATGTATATACAAATTTTAGATTGGGCTAATATGAGATTATTTCAATTGCAGAAAGATATTGGTGGTGAAATAATATATCGACATACTGATTGTGTTGTCAGTATTGGTGGTAAAATCCCTACTGATAAATTAAATAGTGATTGGGGTAATTATCGTATTGAAGAGAAATCTACAAAAGGTTTAAAATCAATTATGAAATCTAATCGTCATATTAAACAACCAATATTTCATCAAGGTTGGAATAAAAATACTGAATTTAATTCAAGTAGTAATTGGAAAGAAATAATAAACTACGCAATTGAGAATGGTGGTTTATTATTAGAGGGTCGTGCCGGAACTGGAAAAAGTTATGTGCCTAAATCTGCTTTTAAAGAGGGTATTATGACATTAGATAAAGATACAAAAGCTATGTCTTTTACTAATAAAGCTTCACGAAATATTTGTGGAACAACAATTCATAAATTATTAAAAATAAATACTAATGGTGTTATGCCGAAACAATCAATAGAAAAATTAAAATATATTAAGTATTTCATTATTGATGAGATTGGAATGATTAGTATAGATTTATGGAAATATATAGTATTATTAAAGAAACAAAATCCAAAAGCAATATTTATTCTATTAGGTGATTATAGACAACTTCCACCAATTGAAGAAGGAAGACTTTATGCCAGTAATCCTTTTAAAACTGATGTTGTTAAGTGGTTAGTAAATTCTAATAAAATTGAATTAACTGAACGACAACGATACGACAAAGAATTATGGGACTTTTTAGAAAAAGGTTATGAAGAAGGTAATTGGGACGGATTAATAGAAGATACGGTTAATTGTAATGATATTTATAATTCTAAAAATATTTGTTATTATAACAAAACAAGAACTCATATTAACAATATATGTATGGATTATTTCAAAGAACATCCACCTTTGGGAAAGGTGGAGCCAAAAGAGCAATATAAATATTTAATATTAGAGAATGATGACAAAAAAAATTGTAAAGGGCAAACAATTTATCTTTATGAGGGATTGCCCCTAATGTGTGTTAAAAATAATACAAATTTAGGTATTATTAATAGTGAGGAATTTGAGGTCTTATCTTATGATGATAATAAGGTTTATTTAAAGCGTGATGAGGGTGGTGAAAATATTGAAATTGATATTGATGAAATCACTAATTTATTTGTCCCCAATTATTGTTCTACAACTCATAAATCGCAAGGTTCAACATATAATGGCAGAGTAATTTTACACGATTGGAAAAGATTACAAAGTAATAAAAAAGTATGTTATACGGCGTGTAGTAGAGCAACCGCCAAAGATAAATTATTGGTTTGTTTAGGTATTAAATAAAAAATTATTAGCAACGAGAAAAAATTTGTTGTTTTTATATTGGGGCTCTGGCTCTGGCTCTGGCTCTACTGGATTTATATTATATCGCGCTCATTCAAAATTAATGGATTTAAATCTACACGCCTTACTGAT